ACTAAAAATAGGTTACAAATAAAATTTGTCTGGCCTACAGATAGTGGTTTGTTCATTTTTGTTTTCTTCGTCGCGACTGAGACGTTATAGTTGTGGGGCTCGAACCCACACGAAACAGCTGACTATTATTATTATTACTAAAGTTAAAATTAGGACTAAATTGAGCATCAATTTCAGAAAGGTCCGCTCCCTCTACGGGGGACTCTGTTTCTTCTATTTCGTCTCTTTCATCGTCATCTTCGAGCATGAAGGGTATGACATTTGCGACTAGGGAATCCTTTCTCCATTTGGATATCAGGACATCCCAGTTGAAATCGCTTATGTTCTTTCCCTTTTGTGACCACCAGTGTGACAGAATTTTATAGTGTTCGTCAAACACTTCTTTTCCATGGAACAATGATTCAATGAGAACACTTTGGCAAGAGCTCATCATCGTTGGTTCGATGTTTTTGGTTGTTTTGCATTTTGTCCAGTTAGGAATATCTTTGATTAAGCTCAAGTCCAATGCTCCAACAGATTTGCCTTCCAAAATCTTGTGACTGCGTCCTAAGAAACTGGAATTTTTCCAATCAACAAACGGTTTTGAAACTGGTAGCTTATCGATGTCAGTGTAAACGATTCCATGAGAAGTGAAACACTCTGAAATGCTGAGATTGTTGAACCAAGAAATGATGTCATCGTCAATGGCCATTATCATGTCATCGCCATAAACAAGGGTGTCGACAAGACGTTTGAAAGTTTGGTAGTCACTACTTTTATCGTTCTTTTCTGCAATCTCCTTGAAAGCCATGTACAGATACATCTGCATGCACATTGTGTTGATTATGACAGTGAGGGGCTGGCCGCTTGGAGAGCAGCATTCTGTCTTGAAAATGGTATCATAGCAAACATTGTAACCGGCAGTGATCTCTTTGCCCAATGTAGTTCTCTGTTCGTTAACCGTGGAAACATTATCCTCGCTGCAAAATTTGGAATACCAGGCATTTATGATCTCATAGCACTTCTCAACGAGGTTGTGGGGTAATGTGGGACCGAAATCACCTACATCTCCGCAGACAAGTTTCTTTCCTTCGAATTTTCTGGCCATTTTCTGCCAGTCTGAACCAAGACAATTAACGCCGATGGAGCTAAAAGTCTTCAGTTTGTTATTGTAGAAAGACGCTGTGAAATCCATGGTTCTCTGGCGGCATGCAATGGTGTATTCAACAGGGGCCATTTGAATCAACCTGGGCTTATGAATTTTATCTTCCTTTCTTCTCTCATCTTTGAGCACTGCGTGGAAAATAGTTTTAGGAACTATTCCGAGAGCCCTATCAGCATTGTTGCACTCAAGAGCCTTCTGAAGTTCCTTCGAGATGTG